ATGTATTGGCCATCCACTTCCTCTAACGGTCAATTTGTCTACGAAGAGCAGGATGGAGCATTACTTGACCCAGATATTTATCTTTCAAAATATCAAAACTGGCGAGATACAACAACTTGGCCCGTATCAAGCAGGCAGTCTGAAGTTATTAATCGCAGTCTTAAAGAACAAGCAGATCCTCTTTTAAAGGAAGGTGTGGTAGGAACTTTCTGTCGCGCCTATTCCGTTCGTGAAGCAATAGAGAAATTCTTAGGTACAGTTTATGAAGCATCTGCTATGGAAGGGCGCTATGACTATATTCCAGCTGACAGTAGTGCGGGTGTAATAATTTATGATGATAAATTCGCTTACAGCCACCATGCCACCGACCCAGCAAGCGGCCTGCTCCTCAATGCTTTTGATCTCGTTCGTATTCATAAATTCGGCTCTTTAGATGATAGAGCTTCCACTACTACGGCTCCTGGCAGGATGCCGTCTTTTGTGGCAATGTGCGAGTTTGCTATAAAAGATGAAGCGGTAAAAGCTGAGTTTGCAAAGGAAAGAAAGGCTCAGGCTGAAGAAGAGTTTAGTGATGAGGATTGGCAGACAGGTTTGGAACTAGATAAGCAAGGTCGGATAAAAGACACACTGGGTAACATCGTCTTGATTATTCGTCATGATGAAGATTTACAGCATATCGCTTTCAACTGCCACCGTGATGGTATAGATGCCAAAGGTGGTCTGCCTTGGGAACAGATCAAGGCTGGTTGGAATGATTCGGACAATGCCCTTCTTAAGGTGTACTTAAGCAGCAAATACGGAGTTTATTCTCCTACCAAGACCAAGGATGCTGTGTTAGCGGTAGCGGCTGAACGAGCCTACCATCCTGTTAAGGAGTATCTGGACTCCCTGCCAAAATGGGATGGAATTAGTCGAGTAGATAATCTACTAATTGATTATTTCGGTGCAACGGATAATTCCTACACAAAGGCAACTATTCGCAAAACGATGGTTGCGGCGGTAGCCCGTATTTATAGACCAGGTACAAAGTTTGATAGTGTTCTAATCTTAAACGGTCCTCAAGGTATCGGTAAGTCAACCTTCTTTGCTAAGCTTGCCGGAGATTGGTTTTCAGACAGTTTGACCATTACGGATATGAAAGATAAATCAGGTGCTGAAAAACTTCAAGGATATTGGTTGTTGGAACTCGGTGAGCTTGCAGGAATGCGTAAGACGGATGTGGAGATTGTGAAGTCCTTTATTTCGAGGGCGGATGATAAGTACCGTGCCAGTTATGGGGTCAACGTCGAAAGCCATCCCCGTCAATGCGTAATTGTGGGTTCTACCAATGCAGAAAGCGGATTTCTTCGGGATATTACGGGTAACCGCAGATTTTGGCCAGTCCGCATTAGCGGTAACAGTAGAAAGAAAGCTTGGCAGATGACCAAAGAGGAAGTACAGCAGATTTGGGCAGAGGCTCTAGTTCTTTATGAGAAGGGCGAAAAACTCTACCTTGAAGGTGATGATGTAACCATGGCAACCAGTGAACAGGCAGATGCTATGGAAACAGATGAACGAGAAGGACTGGTTCGTACCTACTTGGATACGCTCTTACCGGATGATTGGGACACAATGTCTTTGTACGAGCGTAGAAATTTCCTCGGCGGTAGCGAATTTGGCGGCGGCACCCGTGTTGGAACAGTAAAAAGAACCCTTGTTTGCAATATGGAAATTTGGTGTGAGTGTTTCGGTAAAGAGGCATCAATGCTAAAACCATCAGATTCCTATGCCATCGGTGCCATTATGAGAAAGATCAGTGAGTGGAACAAGTACACTGGGAACAAGAATGGTGTTGTGACGTTTCCTGTCTACGGAAAGCAACGAGCTTATTCCCGAGTCGAGGAACAACGCTAAGTTGTACCTTACCTTGTTCCCATACTGGTTCTTTCCCTAAAGTTAGTAATGATAAGGAAAATCAACGGTTCGGAACAAGTGGAACAAGAAGTATCCTATTTATTTATAAATAGTAAAAAGAAGTAATAGTAGCCTGTGCATACACGCATACGCGCGCGTATAGGAAAATTGGGTCAAAGTTGTTTTCTTGTTCCGAGCCTTTTTATATGGGAGGTATTTATGCTTGAAAAAAATATAGAAAAGAAACTGGTGGCTGAGGTAAAAAAGATGGAAGGCATTGCGGCGAAGTTTGTTAGTCCGGGTTTAGATGGGATGCCAGACCGCCTAGTGCTTTTACCATATGGGAAGATGGCTTTTGTGGAATTAAAGGCTCCCGGAAAGAAACCTCGCCTGTTACAGATTAGAAGAATAAAGCAATTACAGAAGTTAGGCTTTACCTGCTATGTCATTGATGATGTTAAGCAGATTGGAGGGATACTTGGTGAAATACAATCCTCATAAATATCAGACCTATGCAACGAACTTCATACTTAAGCATCCCATCGCTGCGGTGTTTTTAGAAATGGGTCTTGGCAAAAGCGTCATTACTCTAACGGCTATATTTGATTTATGTCTTGATAGTTTTGAAATTGGAAAGGTTCTGGTCATTGCCCCACTTCGAGTAGCAAGGGATACTTGGCCAGCTGAGATAAATAAGTGGGAGCATTTAAAAGGACTGGAGTTTTCGGTAGCCATCGGCACAAAACAGGAGCGATTGGCGGCTCTTAGAAAACCTGCAAGTGTCTATCTTATAAATAGAGAAAATGTGGACTGGTTGGTAAACAAAAGTGGCATCCCTTTTGACTATGACATGGTGGTAATAGATGAGCTATCATCCTTTAAATCCTATGGTGCAAAAAGATTTAAAAGTTTACTAAAAGTAAGGCCGAGGGCAAAACGGATCGTGGGTCTTACGGGTACACCCTCCAGTAATGGGTTAATGGATTTGTGGGCAGAGTTTCGTATTCTTGACATGGGTAAAAGACTCGGCAGATACATAACTCACTACCGCAATTCCTTTTTTACACCGGATAAACGTAATCAGCAAATCGTATTTTCATATAAACCATTGCCAGGTGCTGAAGATGCCATATATCGGCTCATTTCGGATATCACCATTTCCATGAAATCAGTCGATTTTCTGAAAATGCCAGAGTGCGTTATCAATGAAGTGCCCGTGTATCTGAATGGCAAGGAACAATCCGTATATGATCACTTTCGTGAAGAGATGGTTCTTGAATTTGCTGATGAAGAAATAGATGCCATGAATGCAGCCGTCCTTTCTGGCAAACTCCTGCAAATGGCAAATGGTGCTATCTATGATGATGATAAAAACTCTCATATTATCCACGACCGCAAGCTAGATGCTCTTGAGGATTTAATTGAAGGTGCTAACGGCAAACCTGTGCTTATTGCCTATTGGTATAATCACGATTTAGAGCGTATTAAGACAAGATTCAATGTCAGAGAAATTAAGACTTCCAAGGATATCAAGGATTGGAACAACGGCGATATTTCTGTGGGGGTTATCCATCCTGCATCTGCGGGACACGGCCTTAACTTACAAAGTGGTGGTTCAACGCTTATCTGGTTTGGACTTACTTGGAGTCTGGAACTCTATCAGCAAACAAACGCGAGACTTTGGAGACAAGGTCAAAATGAAACCGTAGTTATCCATCACATTATTACAAAAGGCACGATTGATGAAGATGTGATGAGGGCCTTGAAACGAAAGGAAAAGACACAGTCCGATCTTATTAACGCTGTCAAAGCAAATCTGGGGAAAGCGAGGGGTGTTGTATGATGGATGCATTTGATAAACTGGCAAATGCCATTATTCTACAGGCGGTCAAGGATTATCGTTTTGCTCTGAAAAGACTAGCAAAATACCCTCGCAATGATTCTGCTAGATATACGAAAGGTGAGATTGAGCGTTTCTTTCATTCCGGGTATTTCACTACCCTGACATCCCTCGATCCTGAGATGCTAATTCAAAAGCTACATGAGGAGGTGGTGCGATGACGGCAAAGGAATTCTTGAAACAAGCTTATCGCTTAAATGAGCTAATTAATTCCGATCTTGAGGAGTTGCAAAATCTAAGGGAACTCTCAAGAAGTGTTTCATCTCCTGTTCTTGAGGAAAAAGTCAGTAAAACAAAAAGTACTGATCCACCTTTTGAAAAATATGTGATTAGAATAGTAGATTTGGAGCAACAGATACAACAAGAGGTGGAACGATTAATAAAGCTGAAATCAGATATTCGTGAAGCAATTAACCAGATGGAAAATGTGGATGAGAAGCTGATTCTTCGCTACCGATACATTAACTTTCTTAACTGGGAAGAAATCTGTGTCAATCTTAATGTTTCTATGAGAACCGTGCATAGACTCCATTCATCCGCTTTGCAACATTTAAAGGTGCCGAAATAAAAAAGGATAGTCGGAGAATAGTGTGGAAAGGGATTAAAAGTTCATACCCAAATTTCTACTTTTTACTTGGTTCGATTGCAAAGGGACTAGCGGATAACTTTATTTGCTAGTCCTTGTAGCAATATTTATTTAATATTTGTTCCCCAATAATCTAATTCCATATATTGTTCAAATAAATTTCTAACAAATTTTAAATTAGATAAAGAGTTTTTAATCACTGTGATAAAATGAAATTAATAGCACATTAAAAAGAATGGAGTTGTACTAATGAAAAAAAGTAGATTTTTTATTGTCGCAACCCTTGCAATTATTTTAATAATTGGAATATCGTCATGTAGCAATCCATCTGATGATACTAAATTAGTCAGGGATCAAACTGAACTTGAAAAAATCACAGAAAGTAAAGAAGATTTTGCTACTACTAAAAGCTATATGGGAGGTAGTAATCAATTAGACGACATAACTAATGAAAATAGTGCCTTGGAACAAGAAGATGGTATGGAGCACTCTAGCGATACAGAAGGAAAAGACTCAAGAAATATAACAAATACAGATGGAAATCAAGAAGTAAGTAGTTACAATGAGAAAGACAATAAGATACATGATGATGAAGACCCTAGAAAAATTTCAAATAAGGAGTTATCGAATTTTATTGTAAAATATCATGAAGTTTTTAATGGAATAACGTCTAATGAGAAATACAAAAATATAGATTGGGATAATATGAAATCAACCAAGGAAAGTATGTCGAGTGAAATTGAACAATTTTTAAATAATCAAGATTCCTATCCTCCTTCTATGGGATTAGATTTTGAACGAATTATACAATTAGCTGAAATCAGTTTAAAGAATTATGACTCAACCCCCGTTGTATATATCCATCGAATTCTTCACGATTTAGATATAGAATATAATAAATATACTCCCAACAATAAATATGGTTTTTCCAATTATGATGGTGGTGGAGAGAATCAACTAACTATATCTGATTATATAGAAGGACACAAAAATTAATAGGGAGATAGAACGGATGTGTAATGAAAATGACGATCATCTTGTGAATGCACAAAAAACGAAATTTTTAACTGGAATTGGTTGTTTCTTTGCTGTAATTATAATAGGACTTATAGTTGTTATAATACCAGCATGGTTATTTTTTACGCAACCCAAAGAGACTCAATTAACGGTCAGTCATTCGCCTAACAATATAAACACAATTGAGGTTGTTAGAATAGAGGACTTCCCCGACCCTACAATTAGAATTAAATATGATAATAAAAGCGTTGTGAAAACAAAATTGCCCGACAAAATATCTGTGAAATGGAAGGATGACTACGAGGCTGATATCGTTTTTACTAAGCAAGGAAGAGAACCAGATATTGTTAAAGTTACATTCGAATAACTAATTTTCACAAAAATGCTTGAATTCAAAAAAAGCATTTTTGTGTTTCTATTACCAGTAAAGTAATAGTTCCATAAGATAATCCGAATACCCATATAAAGTTGGCACACTTTGGCACAGTTTGGCATACGATGACACTGTTTGTCCGTAGTGAAAGTTATATAATGGTAGTATGGAATATTAATAAACAGAAGCCTTCACGGGAGCATTTCTCCTGCGAGGGCTTTTTCTATGGGCAAAAGGAGGTGCAGTATGCCAAAGAAACCTAAGCGACCGTGCTCTTACCCTGGTTGCCCAGAGCTAACCGACAAGCGCTTTTGTGAAGAGCATAGCAAGAAGGAAGCCGCACGGTATGAAAAGTATGACCGTGACCCAGCAACCCGTAAGCGTTATGGTCGTGCTTGGAAAAGAATACGTGACCGCTACATTGCAGCTCATCCTCTTTGTGAGGAATGTAAACGACAAGGAAAGCTAACCCCAGCAAATGAAGTCCATCACATTCTTCCTCTTGCAAGAGGAGGGACTCACGATAGAAGTAATCTGATGGCTCTTTGTACTCCTTGCCACTCTGCAATCACGGCAAGAGATGGAGACCGTTGGGGAACCCGGTAGGGGGAGTCAAATCTCCACAGCTTTTCTTTTGTGTAATCACTCTGCAGGCGGGTTCCAGCCCGACCGTTTATTACACGATTACTTATACTAAAAGCCGACCTAATAATAGCCAGATGACATACAACTTCACCATATCCGCTGCGTTAGGTTCATCAGGTTCCTTTATTCGTAGTGGTTATGCATTGCTTTGCACTATGACTGTAAATGGATCTTCTTCACAAGTGCGTATTAAAGCGGCAGACGGAGATAACTGGGAAGGGACCACACCAAGGATTAGATATGTTTCGGTGACCTGTGCTTCTACTACAGGTAATGCAACCCAGCCAGTCACATTCAAAGTGGTATCTGATGGACGATTACCATTATCCTCTGGTGTGATTACCAATTCAAGCTATACGGTACTAAGTGCTCCATTGCTTACTACGGCTTGTGGAGCCCCGACATCTTGTACGGTTTCCCCGACACTTGCGGAAGGGGATGTGACTCTTTCTTGGAGTGGTGCTTCTGGGGGCATCAATAATACGATTTCTAGTTATGAGATTCAATATAGTGATTCTGCCGATAACATCACATGGGGAGCATGGACTGCTCTGACAACTGTGACCACCACAGCATCAAGTGGCAGTGTATCAGTAGCACCGCCCTCAACGCGAGGTAATTACCGAAGATTTCGTGTACGAACCCGTGGTACAGCAGGAGCTAGTTATTACTCTAGCTGGAAAGTATCCACAAACAGCGTCCGCAGGAATACGGTACCAAAGCCAGCAACGACTGCTGTTGCCTCCCCTGCGGCATATAGTAATGAGACTATCACACTTACTTGGAGCGGAGCGTCTAGCGGTACCAGTCCAATTAAGGGGTATCAAATTGCCAGTCGCACATCCACGGATAACAGCACATGGAGTGCGTGGAATGTGTTGACCATGTTGACATTGGCAGCAAGCGGTGGTAGCTATAATCCAATTGTATCGAGGACCCCAGGAACATATACACAATTTGGTATTTGGACAATTGACACATTTGATGTTTACTCAATAGAGAAAATCAGTAATAGCATTTATTGCAACATCACTGCCTGTGCAGCACCGACTGCCTGCACGGTAAGTGCAACATTATCTGAAGGAAACGTTACTCTTTCGTGGAGTGGAGCAGCTGGTGGCGCAGGTAATCCCATCACTTCCTACGAAATACAATATAGTGATTCGCCAGATAATAGCAATTGGGGTGCTTGGTTGGCATTGGCGATAGTCAATACTTCTGCAACAAGCAGTATTTTAAATGTCAGTCCACCTGCTACACGTGGTCATTATCGTCGGTTCCGAATAAGAACCCGTGGTACAGCTGGAGAGGATTTTTACTCAGGCTGGACTATTACCAGTAATACTGTTCGTAAAAACATACTACCAATACCGCCGACTATTTTTGCCGCAAACCCTCCTATCTATGAAGTAAATACAATAAACCTTTCGTGGAGTGGAACGGTACCTGGAACCAGCTCCATCAAGCAATATGTTATTCAACAGGCCACTTCGATAGATGGACTAAATTGGTCTGCTTATGAAGCACTGACGACAGTTATTTCCAATGCGACTTCAGGCACTCTTCAGGTAAATGCCTCACAGGTTGCCGGTAGATATACTCGTTATCGAATCAGCGTCACAGATGCACTTGATGCAGTGTCTGCCTATGTTGTTAGTAACGCGGTAAAGAAAAACAGCCCGCCTGTAGCACCGATAGTGGACTGTCCAATGTCTGGCAATTTTACTTATAATGCTACACCACGTTTTATGATCACAACAGGAATTGAACCAGATGGACAAACACAAATAGTGGAGGTAAGGATTGACTCTGGTTCATGGCAAAACAGCGTAGACAATCCTGAGCGGTTTTCTGTAAGCGGCTATCTTGGTAATGGGGTCAAGACAATTTACCAAGCTGAACCGCTTTCTGTAGGAAATCATACGGTTACTTTTCGTTGCCTTGACAGTGATATCGAGTCAGCAAGCACAGAAGTTGTTCGTACCTTCACGATTTTAGCATTACCTTTTGAAATCATCACCGCTAATGTGACACATGTAAAGGCAGCGCATATTAAGACGCTTCGAACTGCTATAAACAGGGTACGTAGCTATTACAATATGTCCCCTGCAACTTGGAAAGAGGAGATCATCGCAAGAAAGACCACTGTTAAGAATTGGCCATTCCATATCGTTGAAATGCGTAAAGCTATTGATGCGATTATTATGATAATTAATAGTTTTGATTCTTCCCATGCGTTCGATATACCATCTGTCACATGGCTACCTATTGGTACAGGAAGGCCTAGGGCAGATGTGATGCAACAAATTCATGACCTAATAAAAATAATGTAAAAATAAAATTCAGCGCTCTTGTCATTTGCAGGGGCGCTTTTCTATATGGAAATACACGAAACGGAGGTGTCTTTAATGAAAGAAATTTGGAATTGGATACAGCTGGCTATTGCCGCAGTCGGTGGATTTCTTGGGTGGTTTCTCGGCGGTTATGACGGATTTCTCTATGCACTGGTAGCCTTTGTGATCATTGACTACCTGACAGGTGTCTTTTGTGCAATTGCAAACAAAAAACTGTGTAGCGAAATCGGTGCTAAGGGGATTTTCAAAAAGGTACTCATCTTTATAATGGTAGGCATCGCTCATATTATCGATACACAAATTTTGGTTAGTATTGGAGAAAATAGTGGCATTTTACGAACAGCAGTAATCTTTTTCTACCTAAGTAATGAAGGAGTATCCATTTTAGAGAACGCTGGACATATTGGACTGCCTATTCCAGAAAACCTAAAATCGGTTTTACAGCAACTACATGGACGTGATGGGGAACCGCCTAAGCCTGGTGGTGGAAGATGATTGACTTAATATTTGATTAGAGGTGATTTTAATGAAGTTACGCAAACTATTACTTACGAACAATGCCTGCTATAAAGCGGGTAAAATCATAACGCCAAAGGGTATTATGGTTCACTCGACTGGTGCAAACAACCCATGGTTGAAGCGCTACGTTGGCCCAGACGATGGCTTGCTAGGAAAGAACCAGTATAACAACCATTGGAATCAAGACAAACCTGGAGGGCGTGAAGTCTGTGTCCATGCCTTCATTGGTAAATTAGCAGATGGTTCCATTGCTACCTATCAAACATTACTTTGGAATCACCGAGGTTGGCATGCTGGCGGAGCTGCGAACAATACTCATATTGGATTTGAAATTTGCGAGGACGGATTGACCGATGCCTCGTATTTTTCTGCTGTTTACAAGGAAGCTGTGGAGCTTTGTGTACATCTTTGCAAACTCTATGGATTTAGCGAAAAAGATATCATCTGTCACAGCGAAGGTTATAAACGAGGCATTGCCAGTAACCATGGGGATGTGATGCACTGGTTCCCTAAACATGGGAAGAGTATGGACACCTTTCGAGCGGATGTGAAGAAATTACTAATCACAGAAAATAAGCCAGCAGAACCAGTGAAAAAGAAATATTACCGTGTGCAGATCGGTGCATATTCGGATAAAGCAAATGCTGAGGCACAGCTTGCCAAGGCTAAAAAGGCAGGCTTTACGGATGCATTTATTAAGTATGATTAACAAATTGAGCGAGTTAAAAATCATCGAGATTCCTAAATAAAATATTAAACTATTAATTTATCTAGCCTGCGGGGGTTCTTCCCTTGCAGGCTCTTTTTTTATGCCTTGATTTAATTAAATTCTACAAATCCTCAACTTCGACCTGTTCCCACGGCTATTAGGTAGGAGGTGATTCCTAGTGAATCAGCACGAGGATAAAAAAGTTACGAAGATCTCGGATGAGGTTATAGACAAAAGCATCACCGCACTTAAGAGAGTGTCACAGGAACAGTTACAACGTGAGTTTGATTATATTCAGGCAGAAAAATTGCTGAGAAAGATGCTCGAAAAAGGCTTAATAACTGAAGTAGAATTCAACAAGATAGATGCACTCAATCGCCAAACATTCTCCCCCTTTTTAGCTGAGATAATGCCCTGAAACCGTTGATATATAAGGGTTCCAGAGGTAATATGTGACCTACCAAGAAGGAGGTGAGAGGATGAAAAAGATAACGAAAATAGAAGGGAATCTAGCCAACTCTTTTATTAAGCCAAAAACACGAGTAGTTGCCTACTGCCGAGTTTCAACAGATAGTAATGAACAGCTAGTCAGCTTGCAAGCGCAAAAGGCTCATTATGAGACTTATATAAAGGCGAATCCAGAATGGGAATATGCAGGCTTATATTATGACGAGGGAATCAGTGGCACGAAAAAGGAAAACCGCTCTGACCTGCTTAGAATGTTATCAGACTGTGAAACTGGAAGGATTGACTTAATTATTACAAAGTCCATCAGCCGATTTGCGAGAAATACTACAGACTGCTTGGAGATGGTTCGAAAACTGATAGGCCTTGGGGTTCATATCTATTTTGAGAAGGAAAATATCAATACGGGTTCAATGGAAAGCGAGTTGATGCTCTCCATTTTAAGTGGGCTTGCAGAAAGTGAGTCAATTTCCATTTCAGAAAATACGAAGTGGGCCATTCAAAGACGATTTCAAAACGGAACCTTTAAAATTTCCTACCCGCCATATGGTTATCAAAATAATGACGGTCAAATGATAGTAAACCCCAAGCAGGCTGAAGTTGTGAAGTATATTTTTGCAGAGGTATTATCGGGCAAAGGCACACAGAAAGTTGCAAATGATCTTAATCAAAAGGGTATCCCATCAAAAAGAGGTGGTCGTTGGACAGCTACTACGATTAGAGGGATTCTGACTAATGAAAAATATACTGGTGATGTTATTTTGCAAAAGACTTATACGGACAGCCATTTTAATAGGCACACCAATTATGGTGAGAAAGATATGTATCTAGTAGAAAACCATCATGAGGCAATTATCAGCCATGAAGATTTTGAAGCTGTAGATGCCGTTCTCAATCAGAGAGCAAAGGAAAAAAGCATCGAAAAGCGCAACAGCAAATATTTAAACCGATATTCTTTCTCCAGTAAAATCATCTGCTCGGAATGTGGCAGTACCTTTAAAAGACGGATTCATTCATCTGGAAGAAAATACATTGCTTGGTGTTGCAGTAAGCATATAAGCAATATAACGGAATGTTCCATGCAGTTCATACGAGATGAAGATATAAAGACTGCATTTGTCACGATGATGAATAAACTCATTTTCGGTCAGAAATTCATATTAAGACCACTTTTGAATGGGTTACGTAACCAGAACAATGCGGCAAGTTTTCGCAGAATTGAAGAGTTGGAGACTAAGATTGAAAATAACATGGAGCAGAGCCAGATGTTGACGGGTTTAATGGCCAAAGGATATCTGGAACCTGCTCTTTTTAATAAAGAAAAGAATTCACTGGAAGCAGAAAGAGAAAGACTTCTTGCTGAAAAGGATCAACTTACTCGTTCTGTCAATGGCAATTTTGCAAAAGTAGACGAGGTTGACCATTTACTTAAGTTTGCCACTAAGTCCAAAATGCTCACATCCTATGGGGATGAGCTGTTTGAAGAATACGTAGAGAAGATTATTGTCCTTTCACGAGAGGAAGTCGGATTTGAATTAAAATGTGGAATCACATTGAAGGAAAGGTTGGTGAATTAGATGGGGCACACACCCTATGGATATAGAATTGAAGATGGAAAGGCTGTTGTGGATGAAAAATCATCAGAGCAGGTAAAAGAATTATATTCAGGATATTTGGCAGGACTTTCTTTGAAGGATGCTGCTAAACAAGCTGGGATAGACTGCTACCATGCCACAGTAAGTAAGATGTTGCAGAACAAGCATTACCTTGGCGATGAATTCTACCCTCCAATTATTGATGAGGAGACATTTGAAAAAGCAAGGTTAGAAAAACGAAAGCGAGCAGAAAAGCTCGGAAGGATATGGGAGCCCAAAGATGTGCCGGAAACGACTTATCCTGTAAAGTTCAAAGCAAAACCTCTGGTACAAAAATATGACGATCCATATAAGCAGGCAGAATATGCTTACAGTTTGATAGAAAGTGAGGTGTAA